TCTTGTTTCTGGATAAAAATAGCATCTTGTTATTAACCATTCACACCCTAGCCAAGATTTCCCACCCCCTGCACCGCCACCAAATAGGATATATTTCGTCTTGTCGTCTAGTAGCTTTTGATATGCTAGGTCTTGTTTTGACGTTGGTCTTATTGTGGGGTTTACTTTCACTCTGGCTTGACATAATTAAAACCAGTAATTTCTATTGCGTCACCATCCTTTCCTGTAATCTCCTGACGTTCTACATAACCTCGATTCTTTCCTTTGGTCTTTAGGTAAAAGATAGTTGAAGCCGTATTACTATCCTTGATTTGTTGGTGTAGCTGAGATTCAGCGAAGTCAAGAACTACGTTATCAACATCTTTAACCGCTTTTGCAAAGTCCTCATCTTCATTCACGTATTTATAAAAGGTGCTTCTATCAATGCTGACAATCTTACAAGCAGTAGTAACAATTCCCAGCGTTTTTTCCAATGCTTCAAGCAGTGCTTTTTTCTTTTGTTGGATTTTGTTGGTTTTCATATAACTAATTTAAACGCAAATTAATCTATTTGGTTGCTTATATTTTGAGCGAGTAGGTGGTTACAAACCCCATCTCCTAATTGGTATATCAGGCACTTTTTATTTAAGCTATACTCGCATTTTTCCTTTCTGTTATTGTTATCTTTTTGCCCTTATACATTCCTGCACCCATTTTGTCTATTTCATTAAACTGTAAATTTTCACAGTTTAGTTTTGCTTTCTTGTCAATTAAATAAATATATCTTAATTGGTTGCCTTTTAGTTTTTCGCATTTCCCATATTTTGCAACCATAGCTTTTTTCCAATTACCATATTTTGAAATTAATCTTTTGTTTGATTTTATAGTCATTGAGTGTACTTTTATGCCCTTTTTGTTTATGTAAATATCGGAGTTTGGTTTTATCATTGTTAGTTTGAAACCACTTGCCCTGTATATTGTTCCGTCACCACATTCACATCCATCTGAATAGCTTAAAATCCACTTAATATGTGGTGCATTCTTTTTTAATAGTTTAATGCTTATAGCAATACATCTGCTTTCGGAATACTTTGGTAACATATCACTAAATGCCATTCTGTTTAATTCAAGAAACTCATTCCATTTTGTGCTTTTAACAAGTCCAATTGTTTTGCTTTTATCTAAACTGCTGCCATAACTCATCACTCCACCTAATTTGTCATCCAAAAAGCAACCAAAATGCAAGGTACTATTAGCAACAACCTTTCCAGAGTAATGATATTTTTTTATAAAATCATTAGCAATTTTAGATGGAATAACTTTTAAGCGTATTTCTTTTGCTCTACCCATTGTGTTATCAATAAATATAAAGCATTCCCATTACTATTTTCATTTCCAAAGGTTTCAACATATTTATATTCCTCTGTATTTTTTACTTCTGTTATTGCGTTTTGTATTATCTCTGCCTGTTTGTCTGATAATGTAAAGGTAATCTGCTGAAATGGTGGTTTATCCCCATCATTTAAAGAAAAGTCCTCGTTTAATTCATCAGGGTTTAACCCCCACTCTCCTATTTCCTCGCCATCAAAACCCCACTCCACTAACTTATCAGTATCAAAATGCTCTGTAAGGGCTTCCCAATCCCATTGACCAGAGTTTTTGTTTAGTCGTATGTTTAACTCTCTTTCCTTTTCTGGGTTAAGATTAACTTCTATTGTAGGTATTTCTTTATTACCCATTTCCTTCCAGACCTTTGTCCTTTGGTGTCCACCTACGATAATATCTTTTCTGTCTTTGTGGGTGTTTATAATTACAGGGTCAACTATTCCGAATCTTGTCAAAGAATCTTTAAGCTGCTGATGTTGGTCTGAGGTTAATTCTCTGGGGTTATATTCAGCAAATATCAGTTCGCTGATAGGTCTGTCTTTTATTTTCATTTGACAAAGATAGTTATTTTTTTAAAATCTTTATCTTATCATTGTACTCATTTATTAACACTTCAAATTCAAATCTTCCCATATTAGAAATGTTATTCTTTTTAATCTCTAAGTGTTGTAAGATTTCCTCTCCGTATTTCTTAATTAGTCCTATTTGATAGCCTTGTATGTTTCCAGAAAGGTGCATATTACAATAGATACATTGTCCATTGACGTTCTTTTCATCATACCTTGTGGACATATATCGTCTTGACCAGTAATGCCCTGCGTTGAACTGACTTAGGGGTTTTGTCTTTTGACAAGATATACATTTAAAAAACTCTTGACCTCCATCCCTTAGCTTGATAAACTTCGAGAATAATCGGTCTAATTTCTTCTTTAGTTTTGGTGTTGTTAAGGTACTCTTTTTTTTCATTAAATCCTAACTTGCTCGTTAATATATCCTATAAATTTGTGTATTTCTTCCCTCTCGCTGAACTCTGTCTGTTTTCGCATAATCTGCCATTGCCAGTAGTATTCATATCCTAAATTATCTAACGAAGTAATATTAAACAAACACAAACTATCTTCTGTTGCTACTACGTAAATAAAATCCCGGTTCGTTAGCTTGGCATACTCTCGGTTGAAAGTGTACTTACTAAATTCAATCATCATATTAGGATAATAAGTATTTCTGTATTTAATTTCTATTATATAATTCTTGTTGTAAGCGTCAAAATGACTATACTGATAATTTGATTCTTTTAAGTCCAACTTATAGTGACTATTTATTCGGTTTAATATTTCCCTTTCTTTTTCTTTCATCTAAGACGTTTTGTTGTCATTGTAGGGTATTATACCACTTTGCTATTAAAAGCCCTTTAAAAGCCTTTAAAATGTGTTTTAGGGCTATTTAGATAGTTCAGTTATTAATTCAAATTGTTCATTTATAAATTTGTGTACTTCGTTTAAGTTTTTACAATGTTGTGTTAAGATTTCCTTCTTTTCTTTTTTCGATTCTTTGGATAATACCTTAACGGCTTGTGAATCTCCCTTAATAGCTTGGTGTCTTATTTCTAAGTCAGCGATAACGCTTTCAATCGCTCCAGTAATTGCCTGTCTTTTAAAAAATAAATTCATTGGTATATAGTTTTATTGAACGAATCCTTGTGGTAAAATCTTTGAATTTCTTTGTCGTAAAAAATACTTTCTTCACCCCTCAACCCTACTTCTTTTGGTTTTGCTTTTTGAATTATTACTTTCATTTCATTATTTATGTTTCCATCTTCATCAACAATCTTTTCTCGATAACAACATATTATCGTCTGGGCTTTGTTTGCCCACTCAGCACCCCCTGCCAAGTTATAAATCGTTGGTGCGTCATAAGTGCCAGAAGGATTCTTTTTTAACTGATGGGGGTGTATAGCTATAAAAATATGAATATTATATTTCTCTGCTTTCTTTCTTATTTTGCCAAGTTGATAAGCTAAGTATATATCTTGCCGTCCTCCGTATGCTTCAAAGTTATGCTCTAATTCATTCCAAGGGTCTATCGAGAAAGTGTTTATTCTTGTTTCAAGTAGGGTGTTATCAATACATTCGTGCATAGTATCTAAATCTTTCTTGTCTGAATCTAACAGGAAAAAATGCTCATTTACTTGGTGAAAAGCTAACTCCCAGTCCTTTTCGGTAGCATCTTGTTCTGGCTTGTTTAATAGCTTTCTTTGTAGTTCGTAAACTATCCTTGCTGATGTTCCTGTTTCTGGAGATTCTAGTAAGTGTTTCCATCCGTATAATTTAGTAAGTCGTATTAAAATCTCAAAGTGAAACTCTGTCTTTCCGTGTCCCGGTATGCCTGTTATGTAAGTAGTGCATCCTTGCTTAACCCGATAAATATCATCTAACTTTCCAAGCTCTAAGCGTTGCCCTTCGTTAATTCCTTCGGTTCTTAGCTTTAAAGCTTCGTTGTAATGTTCTTCTGCTTTAGTAAATCCTTCCATTTTATTTAGTTTCTAATTCTTGTTGAACTTCTTGATGTAATTTATTATGTAATTCAACCATTTCTTTCCAGAAATCATTTAGTGTAAAATGAGGCGATTGGTTTCTACCACTACAACGTAATTGTATATAATCTGCTATTTCTTTCTTATTCATAATTTAGGTTTTAGTTATAAACTTGGTTTTTCATTTTTCTTGCTTTTTGTGGCTCGTCATCCCACCGCTTTTGATTCAAATAGGTTTGAGGGTTAGGTATAAACTGACCATTGTCTTTAGTCCATTGGTCGCTTAGGATTTGCCAATCTAACGCATCAGATATTTTATCCTTCTCTGTCTTGCTAAGTTTCTTCCACGAACTGAACGCAGCACCCTTGCCAGTCTTTTTAGGATATTTATTCCAAAACTCAATAAAATCAGACGTATATATACTTATATTATCTTCTCTTATCTTATCTAGTTGCTTAAGGGGTGCTTTAACCTCGCTTAAGGGTGGCTTAAGGGTGGCTTGTTTCTTCTTCTTTAACCATCCTTTCTTCCCTGCATCAGAAAGTAACTTTTTACGTTTTGTTATTTCATTGAATTGTATATCCAGAAAGTCGATACATATTTCTTGGTCTTGTATTTTTAATATATTATTTTCGGTCAATTCCTTGATTAATTCTGGTTCATTGAATCTGCCCTTTAATTGCTTTAAAGTTAATTCGCAACCCTTTATCCAATAAATACATTTTATATTCTCAAACAATCCCTGAGCAGCTAAAGAACACATTTGTATATCCCCTGCAAGATGTTCAGCAGGTTCAAACTGATAATATGGTAATTGTTTTGACATCTTTAAAATATTAAACTATTAGGGCAAAAAAAAATCATACTTTAATAAATACAACTCCATCAATTTTCTCTATTGGGATTCGGTTTTCTTTGACCATCTTATACACTCCCTGAACAGATAAACCCCTGCTCTCTGCATAGCTTTTAATGGTCTTTAATCTTGTCTTGTCAATCTTTAATGTTTCCATAAGGCAAAGATATAAAAAAAGTTTAAGATATTAAATTAATTATATTCAAGTTATTAACATTATTTTTATGCGTTCGCATTATTCCTCTATAAACTTCACCTTGTCAATCTCTACCATCTTAATCTTTCCCTCTGCTGCCATTTGGTAGATTCGTTGGGGTGTTTTCTTTACTTTTAAAGAATAGTTTTTTATCGTTATTAAATTTCTCATTTTCTGTCTGGTAAATTTTCTATAATATATTGCTTTCTTCCATTGGTAAAGAACCATCCTAAGTTCTTATTAAACCAGTTGTTAAATTGTTTCAGCTTTTTCATAATTAAGGTTTTAATAAAATCCATTAAGTTCTGCTTCAACTTCTTGGCTTAATTCATCAGTTCCAAGTCCTAAGTCGTCAGCTATTTCATTTAATACTTTCTCGTAAAGGTCGTTAAATTCGTGAGATTCCATTGAGCCAAAAGATATACTTTTAGGCAACCATATAGTGCCTTTGTCCGTTTCTATGCTCTCATAAAAACCTGCTTTCATCTGCATCACGTATCTATAATGGTCTTTATTTTTGTACCTTTCCTGATTCTCGAATCCTAACTTAATCAAAGCAAAATACTTCTTGTGAAACTCATAGTTTCTGGGGTGCTTTAAAGTGACTATTCCGTCCCAATCCAAAGGCAAAGATTTAAGTTTTTCTTCATCCTCTGAATTGAGAGGTTTCAACCCTCCTAAACTTTTATACATATTAATTTTCACTGATAGTATCTATTGCTTTTTCAAGCTGGTTAAACGCTTCATCGTGGCTCAGAACGTAAACTATTTCTGCTTTCCATTTAAGGTCTTTTCCTATTACTTCACTGAGGAAATTAGCAACTGCTTCAGCCGTTTTCTGTTCCTTTAAATAAAAGGACTTATTTTTCAGTTCTTTGGGTAATTTTTTACCCTGTGGTGTTAGTTTATATATCTCCATTTGTCGCTGCTATTTCTAAGGTTTTAAAATCTGAATTATCGAATCTTTCTTTTAAGTCATTTTCTAACATCTTAGTATCTATTTCGTAGTCCGATATTATCTTAACTGATTCCTCATTCTTTAGCTTTAACTCAACGTGGTCAAAAGCTGAAGGTTCAAAATATAAGATAACATATTCCTCAAAATTATCAATGTCGTCTATAAAA